ATCGAGTGGAAATGCTTTCGGACGCGAGTTCGACTCTCGCCATCTCCACCAAAACGACTTGAACCGTTGAAAATTCAACGGTTCATTTTTTCTGTACACGGTCTGTACACGATTTATATCTTAATTTTCTCTAAAACTTTGATTGCCTTTTCCTGCTCTGTCGGATAAAAATGGCTATATCTATTTAATGTTTGTTCAATATTTTTGTGTCCGAGACGTCTACTAATCTCCAAAATGTTTATATTGTTATTAGCTAAAAGCGAAGCATGACTATGCCTAAAGTCATGGATCCTAATGTGGTGCAGTCCTGCTCGTTTTGCTGCCTCTTTGTTTACGTTTTCGATACTCGTATCTCTAAGTGGCCTATATCCTCCGGCTATAAAAAAATTGTGATTAAAACCGCTGTATTTGTGACATTGTTTGTAATGTTGGTCTAGGACGATTTTTAAAGGTTCGGGCACTTGAATTATACGATTACTACTTATATTCTTTGGAGGCGTTTCGCGATCACCTCCGGTCAATTTTTGTGTGATACTTTTGCTTATATTTAAGGTTTCGTCTTTATAATCAGACCATCTTAGAGCGTGTATTTCTCCCTTCCTTGCTCCAGTAAAATAAGCAAGCATAAAGAACACATAATAGTCATAAAACCCTTTCTCAAGAGCGATTTCGCGGACGCAAACCATATATCGCTTGAACTCGTCCGGAGTATAGAATTGTATTACATCTTTCCCTTTATACGGATTCTTGAAATTACCGACCTTATTTAAAGGATTGCTCTTAAGATATTCTTTTGATACGGCCCAATTCAAAATAGATCTAAATTGACCGTAGATGTTTTTCTTCATCGTGTGGGATAATGGCAAATTACCTATTGATAGCTTCCATTCGTTTAGTCTTCGCACGCTAAGTTTATTTAAGCGAATATCCAAAGGGTAAATGTATTTATAAGTAATTCCCTTAGCTTTTTTCAGTGTCGATTCCCTTACATCAATTTGTTTAAATTCAAAATATAATTCAATTAGATCCTGGAGCATCATATTGCTATGAACTTGCTCATTTTTATTCCTATTTAGTTTTGCTTCTAATTCTTTTGCTACTGCAAGACCGTAAGCTATACGCGTCAAAGAACGATTTTTTCCGCTGTCATCAATATAGTTTATTCTTACTCTGTACTTGGATAGACCCTCCCGCTTTTCCTTTGTTTTATAAATTGGCATGGCAACCTCCTTGATTTTGGGTACAAAAATACCCCTCTATTTGACATTGATTTGACATTAAGGGGCTGCGATGGTACAATTTCGTTGTTCAGACGGGTTGTACCTTACAGCCTTATGCATTGCCCTCGGTTTCGGCTGGGGGCTTTGTTATATTTCTTTCTTATCGATTATAAAAATTAAAAATTTATGTTATTTTTTCGCTTCATATTTTGGTTTTTTGCCATTAGCCATATCGTTAAGAGCTTTTTCATATTGTTTGGCTTGCTCCGGTGTTAAATATCCGCTAACTCTCATTAAAGTAGCGCCTTGCAAGTAATCGTATTCATACACAAGAGGGGCGGATAATGACTGCAGATAGTCCATTCTTTTTTTTGCAAGGCTATGCGTTTCAAAAACTTCTACATCCACACCAAGAAGATAATTGTCTTTTTCAAATTCTTCAATTGTTTGAAAGTCAGATACCTCTGCATTATCATAAGCTGTTTGGATAGCTAAAGTATCATTAACTAAAGCTTTGCTTTTATACCCGTTTGGACGCCCGAGTAAAAGGTTAGGGTCGGTTTTTTCATCATAAGTTGTGATTTCTTTCAAAGGGAATCCACCATCTTTTTACATCTGCTCAACTTCTGTGGCTGTCATTTTCTCTAAAACAACATCTTTATTTTTATTCGATTTATTCGGCGAAGATGTGTTAGATGAACATGCAGGTAACATAAGAATGAAGACAATTAACATTGAAATACTGAGTGCTTTTTTCATTTTTTATCCTTTCTTTAAAACAATAACATCTACACTTAAAACTTAGCTCTAAGTTCTATAACCTTGCCTAAAATCCTTATAGGAAGTTCTTCAATTTCCTGTGGCGAAAATGATTTAACTGGGTATGCTGCGTTAAGAGGTACCAAGTTAATACAACCGTTCTCAAATCGTTTAAGCTTTTTCATCTCTGCCTCGTCGTGATTAACCATGACGATTACTATATCCCCTGATTCGGCTGTGTTTTGACATAATACGATAACAACATCTCCCTCAGCGAATCTAGGTTCCATGCAGTCACCTTTTACCTGCAAAGCCATCAAATCACCTCTTGCAGACATCTCAGGAGTAACTTCTTCCCAATCGAGGACATCTTCTATCGCGTCTACTGGATAGCCAGCATGTACCATGCCGAGTACGGGGATTTTTATTGCCCTTGGTTTTGTTGTAGGTGGCTGTTCGGTGTGATCTTCGATTAAATCGGACTTTTTAATATTAAAGTGGTCTGCTATTTTTTGAATGGCTCCCATTCTTGGCTCAGCAGTGCCGTTTTCCCATGTCCAGATTGCTTTATCTGATACACCTGCAATTTTACCTAATTCTGATTGAGTTAATCCGTGTGTTGCACGGAGTCTTTTTATATTATCTGGAATACCCATGTAGGTCACCTCCTATATTGCAAATTATATAGTTAAAATAGAATAAAATCAACACAAAATCAAAGAAAATCTATTTTTTTTAGAGAAAAGGTTGACACTCTAATTTAAATAGAGTAATCTATAGTTAATCAAAATCTTTCAGGATAGGAGGAGAAAAGTGGAAAGAATAACTGTAAGAGCGGCAAGAATAAACGCAGGGTTAAGACAAGAAGATGTAGCAGAAGCATTGAATATACACCCACAAACGTATATGAAATTCGAGCAACATCCTGAAAAAATGACAATAAAAATGGCAAATGACTTTGCGAGGATTGTTGACAGAAGTGTCGAGTCAATATATTTTTTGCCAAATGAATCTAATTAAATTAGATTAAAACGACCGTCACACAGCAGAGAAAGGAGGAGGGATGAAGATAAAAGATTATGTAGTCTTTAGTGAAGATTTTCCCGAGGCAGTTCAAGTGTCATTTTCTTTATCACGCCACGATTGGTCTGAACTTCAAAAGTCAGAGCACTGGCATTTTCTGGAACAGTTCCTTGCTTCGAAGGAAAGTAAAGATATCCTGACGAAGCAGAAAGCGAATTGAGGTTGATAGGGATTGACATTGAATAATGTTTCTCTTCATTAGTTATTCTATCTCCAGTTCTTGAGGTAGAGTGAAATACTAATTCGGAAATCGGATTACAGCGTATACGTGAGTCATCAGTTAAAATAGATATTTTCGTAATTGAAATGGGAGTTCTTGACTCATTTGAAAAACACATATAAAGCAAAGTGCCTTTTTGTGACATGCGTTTTGAAAGAATTTCGATTGAATATCTAGGGCGATTTAGATACCAAACATACAGCCATGATGATAGACCACCTAACAAAGCTAATACTGAAATAACCAGAGATAAAAAAGAATACATAAAATAATCACCACCTTTTGAGGAGATTATAACACAACAACAGAAAGGAACCACAAAATGAGATTTCCAAACGTAAGAGCGGATGTAAAGACTGCATTTGAAATGTACCACGCGCTACCATATTTTACATCTGGCGACATAAGAAAGCTGTTTAATGGATGCTCAGGGTCAACTGCAGCGAAGATTGTAAAGATGACTCGCGATGAAATGGAAAGGCGAGAAATTAAGATGTACTGCGAGCATGACAACTATTTAAACAAAGACGTCTTATATGACATGGCAGGGCTAGATATAAACAGTATCAACAAGTCATACAAGATGCTAGAAAGGAGAACACTATGAAGATTAAATCAATCATACCACCGACGCTTTTTATAAGTACAGTAATCGCTCTGAATGGTATTGCAACTGCGATTGATACACCTCAAGTATATCAGCAGACGGAATACAAAGTCGTCAGCAATATACAAATTGACGTAGAGGGAATTTCAAACGAAATGATAGACGACATAGCGACTAGAAGTGGTGTAGATCCTAACATCGTTAAGGCAATCATCAAAGAGGAATCTAACGGCAACCCTAGTGCGATAGGAGACAATGGCGAATCAATAGGCTTAATGCAGATACAACCAAAGCACCACCAAAAACGAATGGAAGAGCTAGGAATCGTAAGCCTATTTGACCCGCAAGAGAACGTGATCTTGGGGTGCAGTATCTTGTCAGACCTATACGACAAGTACGGAAACTACGAGGACGCACTATCAGTTTACAACAGTGGAAATACTGAGGACGGCAAAGCATACGCAGAAAGGATACTAAGGAAGTAATGGACAAGAGCGCTTTGGACTGTATCACAAAAAATAAGAAAGACGCTCCGGGGAGCGCCAATCAAAATCAACAATTTAATTATATCAAAAGGAGATAAAAATGACAATCAAAATCAACAAGCTAGAAATTGAGAATGTAAAGCGAGTAAAGGCAGTAAAGATGGAGCCGACTACAAACGGTCTCACAATCATAGGTGGAAACAATGGACAAGGCAAGACCAGTGTGCTGGACAGTATCGCATGGGCTCTCGGTGGTAACAAGTTTAAGCCTAGCCAGGCACAGCGCGAAGGGTCAGCGATTCCACCTAACTTGCATATCGTCATGAGCAATGGCCTTATCGTCGAACGTAAGGGCAAGAACTCAGATCTAAAGGTTATTGATCCGGATGGAAACAAAGCCGGACAGAATTTGCTAGACAGCTTCATAGATGAGCTTGCGCTCAACTTGCCAAAGTTTATGCAGCAGTCAAGCAGAGAAAAGGCAAGCACATTGCTACAGATCATCGGAGTAGGTGAACAGCTCGTACTCCTCGAAAAGGAAGAGCAAGACACTTACAACCGCAGGCACGCAATCGGTCAGATAGCAGACCAAAAGGAGAAGTTTGCAAAAGAGCAGGAATATTATCCTGAAGCACCTAAAGACCTGGTATCTGCATCAGATCTAATCAAAGAACAGCAGGAGATTCTTGCAAGAAATGGTGAGAACCAAAGGAAGCGTGAAAATCTCGCAAGCATACAAAGGATGCACGAGAAGGCATCTAGTGATGTTGAAAGGCTGAAGCTTGAGCTATCCGAAGCAGAGACTAAGCTTGCTAACGTTATACAGGATTTAGTCACAGCGAATAAGTCCGTTGAAAACCTTGTAGACGAATCAACCGCAGAGCTTGAAAAGAGCATCACAGAGATTGATGAAATCAACCGAAAGGTTAGAGCTAATCTTGACAAAGACAAAGCCGAGGAAGACGCAAGAGGTTACAGAGCCGAGTACGAGGAGCTCACAGAAGCGCTCACAGACGTTAGGAAACGCAAGGCAGCACTGCTAGACAACGCAGACCTACCACTAAAGGGGCTATCTGTTGAAGATGGTGAGCTCGTATACAACGGATTCAAGTGGGATAACATGAGTGGTTCTGACCAGCTAAAAGTCGCTACTGCAATAGTGCGCAAGCTGAACTCTAATTGTGGATTTGTGCTACTTGACAAGCTAGAGCAGATGGACCAGGAGTCACTAAAAGAGTTTGGAGACTGGCTCGAAGAAGAAGGCTTGCAGGCAATCGCTACTAGAGTAAGCACTGGGGAAGAATGCAGCATCATCATTGAAGATGGATATGTAAAGGGCGCTGAAGCAGAGGAAATAAACACACCAGCTATCGAGGAACCATCGACAGCTGAATGGAAATTTTAGGAGGCTATATGAATATCACTAAAGGAAAAATCGCAAAGGCTCAAAAGGTCGTCATATACGGAGTTGAGGGAATAGGCAAGTCCACTCTTGCCTCACGATTCCCTGACCCAGTATTTATCGACATAGAGGGCTCTACAAGCAACATGGACGTTGCAAGGCTGGATAAGCCAACAAGCTACACAATACTAAAGAATCAGCTATCATTCATCGCAGCCAATCCTACAGCGTGCAAGACGCTAGTGATTGACACAGTGGACTGGGTAGAGAAGATGGTAATCGAAGACATCTGTATGGCACATGACAAGAAGGACATCACTGGATTTGGCTATGGCGAGGGATTCATAAAGCTAGAACAAGAAATAGGCAGATTTCTAAACAAGCTATCAGATATCGTCGAAAAGGGCGTAAACGTAATTCTAACCGCACATGCCATCATAAGGAAGTTTGAACAGCCGGATGAAATGGGAGCATATGACAGATACGAACTCAAACTTGGCAATAAGACCACAGGAAAGACTGCTGCGCTTGTAAAAGAGTGGGCAGACATAGTGCTTTTCTGCAACTACAAAACGCAAGTATTTGCTGTAGATGACAAAGGGACAAAGCATAAGGCTCAAGGTGGTGAACGAGTGATGTATACGGCGCATCACCCAGCATGGGACGCGAAGAATAGACACGGATTACCATTTGAACTGCCTATGAAATACGAGAGCATTGCTCACATCTTTGATGTCAAAGCTGAGCCTGTCAAAACAGAGCCGAAGACAGAGGCTACTGCTGAGCCAGTTAAAGAACAACAGGAAATGCGTCCGGAGGACCCTATCTATGCTAAGAAGTATGATGACGCGATACCTATCTCGGTACAAGACCTGATGTCTATCAGCGAGGTCACAGAAGACGAATTGAGAGGTTTTTGGCAGAAGGTGGGACACTTCCCTAAAGACATGCCTTTTGGCAATGTACCACAAGATTATTGGAACGTGCTGATAGCCAACTGGAACTCAGCACTTAAAGATATAGTTAACGCAAGAACAAACAAGTAATGAAAGGAATATTAAAAAATGAGCAACATGAATTTTGACAGAGAGTTTGATTGGAATGACGAAATTACCCAGGACAGCGGAGAGTTTTTACTACTACCTGAGGGAGACTACAAGTTTATCGTTGAAAGCTATGAGAGAGGCAGACATCAGCCACAACCTGGTGGAAAGCTTCCAGCATGCAATAAGGCTATCGTTAATATAATCGTAAAGACCGCAGAGGGCGATGTTAAGCTCAAGCACAATCTATTCTTACACAGCTCGACAGAGGGAATGCTATCAGCTTTCTTTGGTGCTATCGGCCTAAAAAAGAAGGGCGAACCACTCAAGATGAACTGGAACGAAGTTGCAGGCAAGGAAGGTGTTTGCAAGCTTGGACAGCGTGAGTACAACGGTAACAAGTACAACGAGGTTAAGCGCATGATCTACGCAGAAGATGTTGACCTTACAAAGGTGCTCAACAAGGATGTCCCAGGATTTTCACAGACAGGATTTAATGCGGAAGATTTTCCATTCTAAGGAGACAAAATGAAGTTAAGAGATTATCAAGAGGAAGCAAGAGCAGCTATAGCAAACGAGTGGGAGAAGGGAGTCAAAAAAACACTCCTGGTATTACCAACAGGGTGCGGAAAAACGATAGTCTTTTCAAAGGTCGTCGAAGACAGAGTAAAACTTGGGGAGCGTGTGCTAATTTTAGCACACCGCTCCGAGTTACTTGACCAGGCATCAGACAAGCTTGCAAAAGCAACAGGCATTTTTACAGCTACAGAAAAGGCGGAACAAAGCTGCCTTAATAGCTGGTTCAGAGTGGTTGTTGGGTCTGTACAAACCTTGCAAAGACCTAAGCGCCTTGCACAGTTTGACAAAGACTACTTTGACACCATCGTTGTGGATGAGGCTCATCACTGCATCTCAGACAGTTATCAAAGAGTACTAGAGCACTTTAGCAATGCAAATGTGCTAGGCGTTACAGCAACGCCAGACAGAGGAGACATGCGCAATCTAGGATCATACTTTGAGAGCCTAGCATATGAGTACACTCTTCCAAAGGCAATCAAAAACGGATACCTAAGCCCAATTAAGGCTTTAACAATTCCGCTTGAGCTAGACTTAAGTGCAGTATCAATGCAGTCGGGAGACTTTAAGGCAAGCGAGGTAGGGACAGCGCTAGATCCTTATCTCGAACAAATTGCAGACGAAATGCTTAAGTACTGCGCAGATAAAAAGACGGTAGTGTTCCTGCCACTGGTAAAGACGTCTCAAAAGTTTAGAGATATTTTAAACGAAAAGGGGTTTAAAGCAGCAGAAGTTAACGGGGACAGTAAAGACAGAGCAGAAGTATTGGACGATTTTAGCAAAGGAAAATACAACGTACTTTGCAATTCTATGCTTCTAACGGAGGGATGGGATGAGCCATCAGTCGACTGCATTGTGGTCCTAAGACCAACAAAAGTGAGATCACTTTACTCGCAGATGGTAGGTAGAGGAACGAGGTTATATCCAGGAAAAGAGGACTTACTATTACTGGATTTTCTATGGCACACAGAAAGACACGAGCTTTGCCATCCAGCAAGCCTCATTTGTGAAAATGAGGAAGTCGCTAAGAAGATGACCGAAAACATGGAGATTGCTGCAGGCACTGCGATAGATATAGAAGAGGCAGAGGAAAAGGCAGCATCGGATGTGGTGGCTCAAAGAGAAGAGGCTCTTGCTAAGCAGCTTGAGGAAATGAGAAGACGCAAACGCAAGCTTGTAGATCCGTTACAGTTTGAAATGAGCATCCAGGCAGAAGACCTATCAACATACATCCCTTCGTTTGGCTGGGAAATGGCACCGCCATCTGACAAGCAGATTAAAGCACTTGAAAAGTGTGGAATATTCCCTGACACAATCGACAATGCTGGTAAAGCTTCGATGATTTTAGATAGGCTAAGCAAACGCAGAGACGAGGGACTTACAACGCCTAAGCAGATTAGATTCCTTGAGGGGAAAGGGTTTAAGCATGTAGGCATGTGGCAATTCCAATCTGCTAAACACATGATAGACCGAATAGCTGCTAATGGATGGAGAGTTCCTAACAGCATTAATCCTGCAGAGTATAGACCATCATAAGGAGAATAAAGATGCAAAGAAATCATCTTGAACTATTACAACATATAAATCCATCACTCTTAAGCTATCAGGAATGGGTGAACGTAGGCATGGCGCTTAAGCAGGAAGGCTATACAGCATCTGATTGGGATTCGTGGAGTGCACAGGACAGCAAAAGGTACCATCAAGGGGAATGTTTAAAGAAATGGGATGGATTTGCAGGAAATGGAAATCCCGTGACCGGAGGAACAATATTTCAACTTGCCATAGAGCAGGGCTGGACTCCTCCGGAGAAAACGTCCTATGAGCTAAACTGGGATGACGAGATTGGAAAAGATTACAAGCTCATCGATGAGGCTTGGGTTGAAGCTAAGGAAATAAGGGAGCCGGACGACGAAAGATGGGAGCCAGTCAAGGAACTTATTACTTATATTGAAACGCTCTTTGAAAGCACTGAAAACGTTGGATATGTCACAGAGGTTTGGGAGAAAGACGACAAGTGCATGCCAGGCAAAGGCTCATACGACCGAACTGCAGGGCAGCTCATCGAGGCATTATCAAAATGCAACGGTGACATAGGCGCTGTAATCGGCGATTACAAAGAGAAAGCTGGCGCATGGATAAGATTTAACCCACTCGATGGCAAAGGCGTTAAAAACGAGAATGTGACAGACTATAGGTACACGCTCGTCGAATCGGACAGCATGGAACTAGAAAAGCAAAATGCAATCATTAGAGAGCTTGAGCTTCCTGTAGCTTGCCTTGTGTACTCTGGAGGAAAATCCATACACGCTATCGTGAAAGTAGATGCTAATAGCTATGAAGAGTACCGCAAGAGAGTAGATTATATTTACTCGATTTGTAAGAAAAACGGTCTTGATATTGACAGCCAAAACAGGAACCCATCAAGACTTTCAAGAATGCCAGGCATTAGACGTGATGGCCGAAAGCAGTTTCTCATAGATACAAATATCGGAAAAGGCAGCTACGAGGATTGGTACAAATACATCGAGGACTTAAACGACGATTTGCCTGATCCAGAAGGGCTAGAGGGGTGTTGGGATGATATGCCTGAGCTTGCGCCTGAGTTAATTCATGGAGTGCTAAGGCAGGGCCACAAAATGCTTATTGCAGGACCATCAAAAGCTGGTAAATCATTTGCTCTTATAGAGATGTGTATTGCAATAGCAGAGGGTACTAAATGGCTAAACTGGCAGTGCAGCCAGGGCAGAGTTTTATATGTAAACCTTGAGTTAGATCGAGCATCTTGTTTACACCGATTCAAGGACGTTTACAACGCCGTTGGAATCAAGCCTCAGAACATTGGCAATATCGACATTTGGAATCTAAGAGGCAAGACAGTACCAATGGACAAATTAGCGCCTAAATTGATTCGTAGAGCGCTTAAAAAGGGTTATATAGCAGTTATCATTGACCCTATATATAAAGTCCTTACAGGGGACGAAAACAGCGCAGATCAGATGGCTCATTTTACGAACCAATTTGACAAGGTGGCGACCGAACTTGGTTCAAGTGTAATCTACTGCCACCATCACTCAAAAGGCGCCCAGGGCAATAAAAAGAGCTTAGACAGAGCATCAGGCAGCGGAGTATTCGCAAGAGACCCTGACGCACTCATAGATCTTATAGAGCTTGAGCTTACTGAGGAAATATATTCAATGCAGCTCAACCAGGCTAAGTGCAAGGTGTTTGATGAGGCTATTAGCTCAAATAATCCAGGTTATTATGACGAGCATGTTGGACTAGACGACGCCTTGAGCTTGCCTCAGATTACAAGCCATGCAAACAGAGCGCTAACGCAAAGTGCACTACTTAAGTGTTCTATAGAATGTAACACAGTAGAAGACGAAATTAGGACATTGAGTGCCTGGAGAGTGAGCGGAACCCTCAGAGAATTTGCTAAGTTTAAGCCTGTAAATATGTGGTTTAGATATCCGAAGCATGAGGTTGATGAGGCTGGAGTGCTTGCTGACATAGAGACAGAATCGGCTCAGCCAACATGGAAAAAGGCTATAGAAGAGCGCAAGAAAAATGCTAAGGAGTCAAAGGAAAAGCAGCTAAATGAGTTTGAGATTGCTTTTTCGAATCTCGAAATGGATGGCGAAGTGCTTATGTCTGACCTTGCAGATGCACTAGGATTATCTTCACACAGGCAAATAGGAGCATGGCTAGGTAACGGAAAAAAGGCTCGTCCTGAGTACAAAAAAAGCTATGAAACTTATGGAGAAGTTGGCGGCGAAAGATACATCAGGCGCAAAACTGAGGGGTGCGATGAACTGTAAAAAATAGGTGAGCACCCCCAGGGGTGCGACAGACCGTAATTTTATGGTCTAGAGCACTGCTCAGACCGGGGGTGCGCACCTACTACTAAAGTAGTATGTTACACACACTACACATGCAAGCATGTACACACCCCTATGTGGTGAGGCGCTACGCTTACGCCTCGCCCACACATAGGAGTGGTCATACATGCACCGCGCGAGAGGAGGTAAAATGATTGAATTTTTTATGGCGATGATTCCGCCAACAAAAACACATCAGGAAAAACGAGCGATAATTTGCTCAGATAGAAAAATTAGATTTTACGAAGATGAGGAACTAAAAGCAGTGAGACAAAAACTAAAAGCTCACCTGGCAAAATTTAGACCCAATCGAAAAGCAGTAGGTCCGGTAAGGCTCGTAGTGAAATGGTGCTTCCCAATTAAGAGCAAGCACAAAAATGGCGAGTGGAAAATAACTAAGCCTGATGTGGATAACTCAAACAAGCTTTTACAGGATTGCATGACTGACCTCGGATTTTGGAAAGATGACGCACAGGTAGCAAGTCTGATCTGCGAAAAGTTTTGGGCAGTGATACCAGGCATATGGATAAGAGTTGAGGAGCTGGACAATGATACGAACTAAAAAGGGCAAAAAGCAAAAAAGACCAATCGAGCAGGTCCCTCGTTTTGAAATTATAAAACTACAAAATCTGCTGCACATCTCCATCATGGTACGAGTGCTATGGACCGTGTACGGATGGAGAGAAAAGCGCATAGGATATTTCCTCGAAGCGTACATGAGTCTGCTCGGAGAGGTATGGGACCAGAGGTGCACGGTCAATCAGATGATAGATGGCACTAAAGACATGACTGGTCACGACATAAGGCAGCTAGTGGACGATATGATCAAGTACGGGAGGTAGCAATGAAATGCGAACTATGTGGAAAGAGAATCAACGAATACGCAAAGTACAGTGCAGTCATCGGCAAAAAGGAAGTAAATCTATGTTGCTGGTGCCACAAGAAGGTTAAGAAAGGCAACGAGATTTTGAGGGAGAAAAATGAAAGCAATACTAAAATATCCAGGTGCTAAAAACAGAATAGCAAAATGGATCGTTGAGCATATACCAACCCACAAAGTCTACTGTGAACCATTCTTCGGTAGTGGAGCAGTATTTTTCAACAAAGAACCTTGTTATAACGAGATTGTCAACGATATTGATGACGATGTGTATAACTTCTTCAAAGTGCTGAGAACTGAACCGAGCAATTTGGCCGAAGCAATAAGACTGACACCTTACTCAAGGACAGAATATGAAATGGCTTATAGGAGCGACACTTTAGATGATGTAGAGCGAGCGAGATTATTTGCAATTAAGTGCTGGCAAGGGTTTGGGTGTGGAAACAAATATAAAAATGGATTTAGGCGAGGTATAGGAGCAACAAGTCCGAACCCAGCGAAAGCTTGGGGAGAACTGTACGAAACGCTAATCGAAGTAGCAGAACGACTAAAGAATGTGCAGATAGAGCATAAGGACGCAATAGACTTAATACAAAGCCTACGAGGTAAAGAGACTTTTATATATGTGGATCCACCATATTTGTTAAGTACGAGAAAAAAGTATTTATACAACCACGAATTAGACGACGAATACCATAAAAAACTATTAAAAGTTTTATGTGACAGTGATTGCAAAGTGATGATTAGCGGATATGACAACGACCTCTATAACTCATATCTCAAGGATTGGAACAAGCTGAGTAAAAATACAACTGCAGAGTGCTCAGTCAAGCGAACAGAAGCGATATGGATGAATTATGAGTACGATGCTCAAGTGACTTTATACGATTGATAGCAGAAATGATGGCGATTGATAAGAGTGGAGAAGAACGCAGAAGAGTTGAGAAGAAAGGATGTAACAATGAACGATTTTAAAAGCAAATTAGACGACTTATTAGACGAGTTAGAACGCTGTTGTGCAAGTCAGCATTTTGAAGTAGCAAATGACATTAGAGCTAAGATACATAAGCTGATAAAAAATAATATTCCACAGTGGCACAAACTCATATTCATACCACTGACGGAAGATGAAAAAGAGAGTTATGATTATGAAGGTCTTAGTGATTTTATCGAAGGCTTGCCTGAGTATGGTGAGGAAGTGCTTGTGACAGATGGAACAAATGTATGGATAGATAGCTTTGACGAGGATGGCTATGGTGTATGGCTATCAGGAACAGATGACAACATTGACGGAGTTATAGCATGGATGGAAATACCATCATACAAGAAGGAGCAGAAATGAAAAACACGCTACTTGATCTAAATAATCACCTTTTCGCTGAGATTGAAAGGCTTGGCGATGAGGAGTTAAAGGGAGACGCTCTAGCAGAGGAACTACAGAGAGCGTCCGGAATTAGTAACATTGCTAAGAATATCATAGAAAATGCAAATGTGACTTTGCAGGCAACTAAGTTTATGGACGACCACATGAACGCAGATTTGAAAGTGCCTAAGATGCTCGTAGGTAATTCTCATGATTAAGTACACGGAAGAAGAGCACGCATTCATGCGAGAATTTGTTCCAGGGCATTCTTACAAAGAGATTAAAGAGGCTTTTGAGGCAAGGTTCGGACGCAAGACATCTAAAAGTTTTCCTAAATGCTACATAGGGAATAACAAATTAAATACTGGAAGGACTGGCCAATTTGGAAAAGGTATTATTCCTCCAAACAAAGGCAAAAAAATGCCAACTCATCTCTATGAAAAGGCTAAGCACACAATGTTTAAGCCAGGGAGAATGCCACAGAACACTGATCCGATTGGAACAGAAAAAAACTTAGATGGATATGTGTGGGTTAAGGTTAATGACATACACAATGCAAAGAAGTCAGTTAATTGGGTGCAAAAGCACAGGCTTGTCTACGAAGCTAGTCATGGTCCAATCCCTAAGAATCACGCGGTAATCTTTCTTGATGGAGATAGGCAGAACTTCAATCCAGATAATTTACAGGCAGTATCTAGATGCACATTGGCAAGGCTAAATCAGAATGGACTTATATACAAAAATGCTGAATTGACTAAGGTTGGAATTAATATAGCAAAGTTAATATCAAAAATGACTGAAGCAAAGAAAGGCGAGGAAAAACAATGCAAAAAATGACAATATACATAAGCGGTAGGATTACCGACTATGACGACTACGAGAAGACTTTTAACGAGGCAAAGAAAATGCTCCTTGACGAGTATCCTGGGGAAGAGATTATCAACCCAGCTGAAATAATATTGCCAGAGGTCTGCGATTGGGATGACTACATGGTGATATGCTTAAGGCTTTTAGATAAAGCAACGCACATCTACATGCTGGACAATTGGGTGCACTCGAGAGGCGCATGCACGGAGCACTTATACGCACTCAAGAATGGCATAGAAGTTTTATGGCCAGAAAGTTCGCCATACAGATAGGAGCGTGCTATGGGTAACAGAACGAAAGCACTGAAATATATTGCAGATCATTATGGATACATAGGTCAAAAGGATATGCTGATAGAAGAATTGGCCGAACTCATACAAGCTCTTAACAAATTCGAGAGGTATGAGCACGAAAGTGGATTCCTTGCTAATCTGATTGAGGAAGTTGCTGACGTAGAGATCATGTTAGCTCAAGTCAAATATTTGCTAGGGATTAATGAGCGAGTAGAGCATGCAAAGTTTTTTAAAATCGATAGGCAGATAAAGCGAATCGAGGAAGGAAGAACGGAGCGAGGTGATAGCCATGATAGACTACGAACAGATTAAGCAGTTAAAAGCACTAAGGCGCGAAGCAGAGGGGTTGAAATATTCTATCGACCATGCTAAGCCGGAGCTAGTAACAGACTACTACAAAGACTATAAGACAGGTCGAGGAATCCCAAAATCGCTTGTAGGAGTCGATTTTGACTGGAAGGGTATATCGAGCAGGGAGAGACGGTTAAAACGCAAGCTAGACGAAATTAGCAAGCTAATTGAAGCTATAGAAAAAGAGATAGAAGCTATAGGCGACCCGGACATGAGAACAATACTTCGGATGTATTACATAGAGGAGCGTTCGCAGGAGGAAACCGGAGGCGTCTTAGGATATGACAAGGCAACTATTTCAAGAAAAATAAAGGCATTTCATGAAAGTTGCAACAAATGCAACAAAAAACTGTGATATATTGTATTTAGCGAAAAGGGAATTGTGGCTTCCTCAAATTATTTCTCATATAATAACTCGCAGAAGGCGCTCAAGATTGGGCGTCTTTTGTGATATTTCCCAATATATAGATGTAAAACTATGTAATTTCCCATATGTAGTGGCTTGTATCTGTACTTTTGGTGTAGTAAAATATACATGAAAAGGAGTGATGACCATGGCTACTAATAGTATTTTTAATAATATTAAAGTCACAGATAAACATTTTTGTAGAACTTTAGTGAATGCCATAGAATCAAAACCAAAAGAGTGTAAACCAATAGAGTATTCTAAAGGCATTCGAAAGATGGACAGAGAAACCATAAAAAAGGTTTTTAGCAAAACATGATAGGTTATAACATAGCTAACTTGGAACACATAATAGATGAATTAGGAGAAGATAGGACCAAAGAGATTCTATCTTCTTTCTCTTGTGCTTTAAACCCTGATGTCGAAAAATTTTTAAAAGAAAAAGCAATTGAATTCTCCAAACAGAGTATATCGGCTACACATCTTGTTTTTACATCGTTTAAAGATGATATCGTTTTGATAGGTTATTTTACCTTGGCGAATAAAATTTTGACAATCAATAAAAGCACGCTTTCAAAATCGCTGGCAAAGAAAATATCAAAATTTGGTGTTTATGATAAAGACCTTAAAGCATTTAACCTATCGTGTCCATTAATAGCACAGCTAGGAAAGAACTTCAGTAATGGATATAACGAATTAATCAAAGGTGATGAATTGTTGGGATTAGCTTGCGATGAGATTGAGCGAGTCCAATTGAGTATTGGGGGAAAACTTGCATATGTTGAATGTGAAGACCGAACAAGTCTAATTGAATTTTACGAGGAACATGGGTTTAAGCGAATCAACAACCGAATGTTAACTAAAGTTGAGAAAACAGACGACGCACCAGAATATTTGGTACAATTAATAAAAAGATTTTAACAACCTAAAGACACTTCAAAAGAGGTGTCTTTTTTCATACTTACAAAACAGACGAAAAGAGAGGTGGTGAGGCTTGGCTGAAAAATATGAACTAGCAAAACAGGATTATATGAACGGCATGAAATACAAAGACATTGCCGAGAAATATGGCGTTAGTCTCAACACTGTCAAGTCGTGGAAGAAGAGATATAACTGGGAGCGAAAAGGGTGCACACAAAAAAAGAAAAAGGGTGCACACAAAAACTCGATTGCGCAACTCGGGAATAAAAATGCGACAGGAGCACCAAAGGGGAACAAGCGAGCTGAGAAATTTGGGTTCTTCTCTAGGTTCTTGCCAGAGGAAACTCTTGAGATTGTACATGCTGTTGACCAGGCAAGTCCACTCGATTTATTGTGGCACCAGATACAGCTTGCTTATGCTGCTATCATAAGAGCGCAAAAGATCGCTTACGTTGAAGACCAAAGAGACAAGACAGTCGAGCAGGTCGAAGCTAAGGCAGGAGCTACGATAGGGTCTAAGTGGGAAGTGCAGCAGGCTTGGGATAAGCAAAATAACTTTCTCAAGGCGCAAGCTAGGGCCCAGGGCGAATTAAGGAACCTGATTAAGCAATATGACGAGATGCTGCATAGGGATTGGGACCTTGCCACAGAGGAACAGAAGGTGCGAATTGCGAAACTTAAAGCTGAGACGAGTAGAATCGGTGGAGATGATGAGATTGAGTTCTTAGATGATATAGAGGGAGATGTATATGGCGATAATAAGGCGTAAGACAATCCCTTTTAATTTTTCCGAGAAGCATAAGGAGTACATGAGGCGGTCAGCTGAATGCATGTATAACATCGCAGAAGGAGCAATAAGAGCGGGTAAGACCGTAGATAATGTGTTTGCATTTGCGCATGAGCTCAAGACGGCTAAGGATAAATTGCATCTTGCCACTGGATCTACTGTCGCAAATGCCAAGCTTAATATTGGCGATGCGAATGGCTTCGGGCTTGAATATATCTTTCGTGGACAAAGCAGATGGGGCAAATATAAAGACAATGACGCATTGTTTATAAAGGGACCATCAACAGGTGGCATGCAGAAGGTTGTAATCTTTGCGGGCGGTGCGAAAGCAGATAGCTTTAAAAAGATTCGAGGCAATTCGTACGGAATGTGGATTGCTACAGAAATCAATTTGCATCACGATAACACTATCAAAGAGGCATTTAACCGTACTGCTGCGGCAAGTAAACGCAAATTCTTTTGGGACCTAAACCCAGATAATCCAAATGCAGATATTTACACTGAGTATATCGATAAATACTCAGAGAAAGCGGCAAGAGGGGAATTGCTTGGTGGATACAACTACCAGCACTTCACGATTGACGATAACATTAACATTTCAGAGCAAAGACGAGCCGAGATAAAGAGTCAGTATGACCAGGCATCGATTTGGTATAAAAGAGACATTCTCGGATTAAGGTGTATAGCCGAGGGGCTTATATACAGGAATTTTGCAGACAACCCTAAAGGGCATATTTGGACGGATTCAATTCCTCGAATCATGAATATCTACATCGGAGTCGACTTTGGTGGAACAGGCTCTGCACATTCTTTCGTGGCAACAGGGATTACATCAGATTACAAGAATGTGATTAGTTTGTTATCGAAGAGGATTCCTTGTACAGATGCCGAGATATCTCCCACGATGCTAGAAGGAATGTTTTGTGACTTTGTTCGTGAAGTCATTAACCGATATGGTACCGTTACAGACATATTTTGTGATAGTGCAGAGCAAACACTTATTGCAGGTTTCAGACAAGCATTAAGGCAAAACGGACTTGGATGGATACGAATCCACAACGCACTGAAAGACGAGGTTAACAACAGAATAAATCTTACCGCCAGGCTGATAGCTCAAGGGCGGTTTTTTTATATCGAAAACTTGAGCGAATCGTTGGTGCTGGCTTTAAGCACATGTATTTGGGACCCAAAGGAAAAAACAAAGAACGTAAGGCTTGATGACGGAACTAGCGATATAGACTCACTAGATAGCTTCGAGTATACAATCGAGCGTTTCGCAAAGAGATTGATAGATTATTAGGAGGCAGTATATGTTTCACAAAATAATAGAGTGGATTAGAAAGGTTTTTAAAGAGCGTGCAGCACAGGGAGAGGTCCTTAGCACGATTATTTTAGATGACAATACAATCGATTGCATTGAATTGTGGTCTGCGATGTATGAAGACAAAGCACCCTGGATAAAGGATGATGTGACAAGCACAGGCATTCCCTCTGCAGTGTCATCTGAGCTGGCGAGACTAGTTACGCTTGAGATGGAATCGGAGATTACGGGAAGCAAACGAGCTGATTTTCTGAATGTGGCATATAGAAAGGTTTTATCAGAGCTAAGGATTCAGACTGAGTATGCATGTGCGCTTGGGGGAATTATACTCAAGCCTTTTGTACAGGGTGATACAATATCCGTTGAGTTTATCCAAGCAGATAGATTTGTGCCTACTGGATTTAACGGTTCCGGACAGATAACCTCTTGTCAGTTTGTTGAACAGGTGGTTCGTGACGGTAAGATATACACGAGAGTCGAATCACATGATTTTGACGGAAAATATTGTGTTATTCAAAACAGAGCATACGAGAGCAAGCAAAGAGGAGTACTTGGTCATCAGATTAATTTAACCGATGTTCCAGAATGGGAGGCCCTCGAAGAGTCCACAACAATTAAAAATGTGCCAGGTGTTTTATTCTCATACTTTAAAATTCCACAGGCAAACAACAAGAATAGGCAAAGTCCATTCGGAGTGTCTGTCTATTCAAAGGCTGCCGAACTTATTAGGCAGGCTGATGAGCAATGGGCACGTATCATGTGGGAGTTTAAAGGTACAGAGCTAGCTGTAGATATGTCCGAATCGCTGTTCAGAAAGGATAGTAACGGAAATACTATTTTGCCATCTGGCAAGGGGCGACTATTCCGTCAGTACAGCATAGATATGGGCATATCTGAAAAACCTTTTTATCAAATTTTCAGTCCCGAGATAAGAGACTCAAGTTTATTTAACGGCTTTAATCAAATATTAAGACGTATTGAGTTTGCATGTGGTCTAGCGTATGGTACATTATCCGATGTCCAGGACGAGGACCGAACGGCCACAGAGGTTTTGTTTAGCAAACAGAGATCATATTCTTTCATATCACAAATTCAAGAGTCGCTACAGAACGCACTAGAGGATTTAATTAAAGCGATGGATGTATGGACGAGCCTATACAAGCTCGCACCAGCAGGATCATACGATGTATCGTTTAACTTCGATGATAGCCTGATTGTTGATAGCAAAACAGAAAATCAGCTGATGATGCAAGAGGCTACATCCGGACTAATTCGAAAAGAGATCTATTTGATGAGAAGGTATGGCGTCACAGAGGACCAGGCAAAAGAGATGCTGCCTGAAACTCTGATAACGCCTGAGGAAGAGTAATGCTTAGCCCTGAATACTTAGCACAGTGCACGTCTTATCTTCTAGGTATGATGGACTTGATTAACGAACAGCTTGTTGCAGACATTGCGAGACGAATTGTTAAGACAGGTACATTAACCGAAAGTGCACAGTTTGAGGCGGAGAAACTAACGCAGCAAAACATACTATATAAAGATATTGTTAATAGCATATCTAAGGTATCGGGCTTGACGGAAGCTGAAATTACTAGAGTCTTCGAAGAGGCTAATTTTGAGAATATGGAAAGCGAGAACCTCAGAGCTGCAATAGCAGGAAAGACACCTATAGATCATGCGTCAAATGTTGCGATGGGTAACTTGATATCGTCTCATATAAGAAAGACTAAAGGCGTGGTTAAGAATCTTACAAGGACCACTGCTAGTCAAGGACAAAACGCCTTTATTAACGCTGTTAATCTTGCTAATATGCAGGTAAGTTCGGGTGCTTTTACTTATGATTTTGCTATTAAAAATGCTATCAAGCAGGTCGCAAAATCAGGACTTACCGTACAGTATCCTACAGGTCACATCGACAAGCTAGATGTTGCAGTTCGCAGAGCTGTGCTCACCGGAGTAAATCAATCTTCTGCCGAACTTAACATGTTATATTGCGACGAAATAGGCACGGATTTGGTAGAGGTTACCGCACATTCTGGAGCGAGACCGTCACACGCCGATTGGCAAGGCGGGGTATACAGTCTTAGCGGTAAAAGCAAGGGATATGGCTCTTTTTATGACATTACGGGCTACGGTACGGGTGAAGGACTTTGTGGATGGAACTGCAGACACAGTTTTTACGCTTACTACGAAGGGACTGAGAGAACTTACTCGAAGGAATACCTAGATAGTTTGGATAGCAAAACCTATGAATATGGTGGAGAGACATACACTAATTACGAAGCAGGACAGAAGCAGAGATCATATGAAAGAGCAATTCGAGCAGAAAAGAGATACTTGGCTGGTTTGAATTCTGCTTACAACGAGACAAAAGATGATACCTTAAGGCAGAGCATAAAATACGAGATGGAGAGCACTGCGGTTAATTTAAAGCGTAAGGAAGCGGAGCTGAAACATTTCTGCAAGGCCACAGATAGGCGCGTCGATACGACTAGAACTCAAGTTCATGCCGTAAAGGATGCGTCCGGTAAGATTGTAGGATTTGATAGAAGTGCTGCACAAAGGGCAAGGAATGTAGCAATTAAGCACCATATAGATTGGTTAAAGTCAATCGGCGCGGAAAGCAGCGAATTAAAAGTGCTTGACAAATACTATGATGCCAAATATAATAATTCTCCTGCCTATAAGAATCTAATGGATTATAGATTTTTAGTAAGCAAAGGAGAGATAAGCCCACTACTGAGTTATAAAGTATATGATGCGTATAGTAGAGCCGTGCAAAATAATTTAGTGGGAGTACAAACACCGTTAGGTTTACAGATAGAAGGATATGCGTCTCATTTTGTTGGAAGAGTGATTGGGAATTCGGCATTAAACCAGAAATATAATAGACCTGGTGTTTCAATTGAGGCTTTGATTGATTGCTTGAAATCGGGAAGAGTTGGAAAAGAACAAGTAAGCAAATTAGGAGAGCGCAGCATTCTTTTGAAAAGTGATAAATGCAACATAGCAATTAATCCGGATAAAAGAATACTGATACAGTGTAACCCTAAATAATTTGGGGAGGTGGAAATATATGGAAAGTATTTTGATTTATAAACCTGAAGACTTCAGGTACTTGAATAAATATTATAGTGAAGAATATCTAAAAAATGCATCAAAATCGGATTTATTGGATGCTATGAATGAAAAAATCATGGAAGTAGGTTTTGATGATAAATTGGAATTTTATAATGACGAGGGCAAAAAACTCCAGGAAATATATGACAATATTTACTATATGAATTAGTATCTTAAAACCATAGGCGAGTTTATCCCAATGTTATAAACACACTCAGGCAGGGTGTGTTTTTTAGTGAACAAATAACGATACTCAAGGCAGCTATATAGCTGTCTTTTGTTATACAAAAAATTAGCTTAGTACAGAGCGTAATCATGTACACGGAGGAGAAGCAACCTCGTATAAAAGCGTACCGAGAAAGGAAAACATCATGAAAAGAGAAGTTATTGAAAATCTCCTTAAGGGATTAGGAGTAGCAGAGGATAAGGTCAAGGAGGCTGTTGATACTATCATGACCGAAAATGGTAATGATATCGAAAGATATAAAACCTCAGAGACTAACCTTAAATCGCTGCTTAAAACTGCGAACGAGACACTTGAGAAGTTTAAGGATGTCGACATCGATGGGCTTAAAGGCGAAGTGCAAAAGTACAAGGATGCAGCTGCCGAGGCAGAGTCAAATAGCAAAGCCGAAATCGAAAGGCTGCAATTCGGATATGCCCTTGACGGAGCGCTGAGAACTGCAGGTGCGAAAAACAGCAAAGCAGTAAGAGCACTACTTGATGAGGCAGGGCTTAAGCTTAATGGCGACAGCATTGTCGGTCTTGATGAGCAGCTAAAAACCATCAGAGAGAATAACGATTATCTCTTTAATGATGACACACAGCCGGTTATCGTTAGATCCACTCCAGGAGCAACTGGCGGAACAGGGTCTGATGACAAAAACAAAGAAGTTAACACAGCAATAAGAAATCTTTTAGGAAAGGAATAATATTATGGCAAACGTAAACGTAGTAACAAGAGAAAAAGTTGAAGCTCTAATCAGGGAGCAGGTGACTCCAGCAATTTTTCAGGACACACCAAAGGAATCAGTTGTTTTAAGTCTTGGTAAGAAGCTGCCAAATATGAGCTCAAAGACAACAAGAATCAAAGTTACCGACATTCTACCAATGGCTTACTGGGTAGATGGCGACACAGGAATGAAGCAGACTAGTGATATGGCATGGGATAATGTGTATCTCACAGCAGGGGAACTCGCAGTTATCGTTCCAATTCCTGAGGCAGTGCTAGATGATGCAGACTTTGATATCATAGGCGAGATTAAGCCTAGAGTAATCGAAGCAATTGGACAGAAGGTTGATAGCGCAATTCTGTTCGGCGTTAACAGACCAAGAGAGTGGCAGAACGATGTGATTACAATGGCGAGACAGTCAGGCAACAATGTAGCTCCTGGTTCAAAAGACATGTTCACTCTAATCATGGACGAGGGTGGCGTGCTAAACAAGATCGAGGAGGACGGATATGTTCACTCCGGAGCTATCGCATCAACAGGAATGAAGGCAAAGCTCAGAGGTCTTAAGGGTACAGATGGACACCCAATCTTCATGTCAACATTGCAGGGGGCAACATCCTACGGTCTTGACGGAGCACCTTTGTACTTCCCTGACAATGGAAGCTTTGACAAGAAGATTGCACAGCTGATCGTTGGTGATTTCAACAAGCTTGTGTACTCAATCCGTCAGGATGTAACATTCAAGCTGCTAACAGAAGGCGTGATTCAGGATCCACAGACAAAGGAGATTGTGTATAACCTCGCACAGCAGGATATGATTGCCCTAAGAGTTGTATTTAGAATGGGTTGGGCAATGCCAAATCCAGCTACAAGAATGAACGAGGACAGAACAGGTTGTCCATTTGCTTATCTTGAGCCAGCTACACCTGTGACAACTCAGAAAGTTACATTCACTGTAAAGAACAAGACTGTTGCAATCGAAGGTGCAACTGTTGAGGTTAACGGTTCAAGACTAAAGACTAATGCTGCCGGTGTTGCAGAGTTTAATCTAAGAGCTGGAACATATCCAGTAAAGATTAAGGCATCTGGATATGCACCTCAGACAGACACAGTGACTGTTGAGTCTGCAGAGGTAACAAAGGCAGTGGTTCTTGTAGCTACTAAGTAGGTAGAGCTATGTATCTGACATATGAGGAGTATAAGGCTTATGGGGGAGAAATCCCCCAGACCGCTTTTGTTAAGTATGAAAGACAAGCTAGGAATACCATCAACTACTATACCTTCGGACGTATCAAAGAGCCTGTGTCTGAAACAGTTAAAGAGTGCATGGTCGAGCTCATGGACTTTGAGTATGAGGTAGATAAGGCACGTGATGAAGGCAGTAAAGCGATAAAGTCGGAAACTGTCGGAGATCATACCGTCAGCTATACAGATGGTCTTGACTCATTAGGAATCCAAACTGGTGTAAACACAGGAACAAGCCAGGCCTCGCTAGAGCATAGCATTGTAGCTAAATATCTAATGAATACAGGTTTAATGTATAGAGGGGTAGAATAATGCTGACAAATGCGGATATTACACTTTTTAATCGCTATTATGACAATGATAGCGGTGAATACAAATACGCAAGGACATTTCTCAAAGGGGTTAACTGGCAAGATTCCCAAGCTATAGATATCTCGCAATCAGCGGGAGTTAAAAGCACGAATCATACAAGAGTTTTTATCCCGTTAAAAGTTGACTCGGAAGAGAAAACATACCTCAAGCCTAAGACATTTAAACGTAGCGACAAGGTCACAAATTACACTTTAGACAATGCAGATATTGTTGTTAAGGGAATTGTCGATTTTGATATGAACGACGCTCATAGCGGTGGTTTTAAAGCTCTATTGCGTGACTTTGATGATGTGATGAAGATTACGAAAGTAGTTGACAATAGGTATGGTAGCAAGTTAGTACAGCACTTTGAATTGGAGGTTGAATAATGGCCAAAGAGTGGAAGGCAGGAGATTATATCCCTGTACAGTATATTAATGACCTCGAAAAAGAGGTCGAAGAGCTGCGTAAGTTCACTCCAGAGGATGGGGATGAAGATGTCGATAAGAGTGAAGGTTGACATTGACGCAATAAAGATAGCTAGAAAAAAAGGACTAGATCAAAACGGTGCAGCACAAAGGTTTTTTACCCATGAGGTTAGACGTTTGTCAGACCCTTATGTACCAAAAAAAGAGGGTGTGCTCAAGGGAACCGCAGTAGAAGGTATCGATGAAATCGTATACCCTCAGATATATGCTAAAAAACAGTACTATGAAAATAGAGGTAGAGGCATGAGGGGGAAGCGATGGGACCGGAGAATGGTTGCACAACGAGGACCTGCCCTTTTAGCTAGTGTAGTTAAGTTTATAGCAAGGAGGGGATAATGGCTGATGTAATAATCATGGACGCAATAAGAAATCTTATAAAGACTTGCCCGCATATCGATAAGTTTGCTGAGGGGATAGGAATAGATTATCTTGCAGAAGACCCTACTTGCTATGCAGTTGAGTCATCGCCCGCAGACCTTATTTTAAAGAGATATATCAACGGAGACAGCGAACGTCAACAGGTCTTCGTTTTTTCGAGCAGAGAGGCGTACGGCGCTGATGTAAGACAAAACATTGAAAACATTGGTTTCTTTCAGCTTTTTGCTAGCTGGCTTGCGTCGATAAGCAAAAATAAGAACTTTATAGACCTGGGCTCAAATAGATGTCCGGTGAAAATTGAAGCCCTAACAACAGGCTACGTCTTTGATGTAGACGAATCCAGGGCAAAGTATCAAATCGATTGTAGGCTTGTGTACCTACAGGAAGGAGAATAGATATGGCATTAACAGAAGTTAGAAAAAGAGTTGCACAGGCAAGTTATCTAGACTGTGCAAAGACTGGTGAAACAGCAGTTATGGAGCTACTTGGCACAGGGTTCAGAGAACTTAATGAAGAGCCAAGTGCTCAGGTGAGAAGCAAGCGATATATTAACCAGAAATCCACATCAAAGGGTATTTCAGGTTATGAGTGGCAGTCTCCGTTTTCTGCTGATCAGATTCGCAGTGAAAAAGCTATTGCGTTCATCTGTGAAATTGGCGAAAGACAGAGGACTGGAGCAGATGTTGAAAGAGACTACATCATAGTCGACCTTGATCAGAAAGTAGGAGGTGGAGCAACCACTTTCAGTGCTAGAAAAATAAAGGTAGCTATAGAGGTTTCAAAGTTTGGCAATGAGGACGGCGAGATGACTTGCGAAGGAAACTTCTTGGGCGTTAGTGATGTTGTTGTGGGAACATTCGACACATCAAACAAAAAATTCACTGAGACAGTGATAGCTGGTTAATAAAGGAGCAACATAATGGTTAATACAAAAATAACATTCGCAAATGGGCAGGAGCTCGTAGCAGATTTTTACGATCTAGACTTTCGCACATCATATAAGTCCAACATGGCAACTTTTGTTGAGGAAATCAACGGAATTGACCTTTCACAGGACGACGACATTGTCCTCAGCAATCAGATGGACGCGCTCAAACGTTGTATTGATTGTATTTGGGGGCCAGGCGAAGGAGATAGAATCTTTTGTGGAAAGCGCAATGTCATGATGATGTTTGAACTTATGAATAAGCTGCGTGAGCTTAATGAGGCTGTTAACGAAGATCTCGTTGCGACAAGTAAAGCTATGCAGCTTGAACTAGCGAAATGATAGGTAACATATTAACCAATAAACCGAGCAAATCAGTAACTATAAGAGGTGTTGAGGTCCCTATAAACTGGGACTTTCGCACCTCTATTAAGTTTACTGAGTTACTGGCAGACCGCGATTTATCCAAAATTGAGTTAATCAAAAAGGGCGTGCGTCTTTACTATGGAACATGGGCAGATACACATAGCTTTGCAGAAGGAGAACTTGAAGAAGCTATCGAAAAGATGATTGAGTTTTATTCATACAGTTTAGCACCTGTAAATAGTAAGAATAAATCATCGAAAAAACAATCGTACTCATTTACTTATGATGCCGAGTATGTTTACGCAGCCTTTTGGGAACAGTACAAGATTGATTTATCTGTCGTTGAAATGCATTGGTGGAACTTCAAGGCCCTATTTAATGGGCTTAGCGAGAACACACAGTTCGGAAAGATTATTGGTTATAGGACAATGGACATATCGAGGCTTAGTGACGAGGAGAAGAAGTTCTATCGCGAGATGAAATCGCTATATAAACTACCTACACATGAGTCTGAAATCGATGAAGCGCTTAGCAATGAACTTGCAGAGGCACTTGAAAATGGCGGTGATATTGATGCAATCCTGTCAAAAAAATATGATTAAAGTCAAATGCAGTGAATGTGGGCAGACACTGTGTAGGGCTAATCTAATGGACGGCGAAGTCGAAATAAAATGCCCACGCTGTAAAAGAATAACATTGATTGAAAGCAAGATAAAGAGCAGAGAGAGCACGGATGAGTAGCTGAGTCAACCTGTCTTGATAATATAAGGCAGGTGATTACATGGCAGACGGTAAGGTTACCATTGAAACCATATTGGATTCAAGAGAATTTAATAAAGCTGTAAAAGAACTATCCGGCACGACAAAAAAAGGGCTTAAAGTTGTCACTGAAGCTGTTGCAAGTACCGCAACTGCTTTGGGAGGATTAGGGCTACTTGCTATTAAGCAGGGCATTGCTTTTGAAAGTGCATTTGCGGGTGTTAAAAAGACTGTGGATGCAACGGATAAAGAGCTTGCTGAATTTGAGCAAGGTATACGAGATATGGCGAAATCTATGCCTCAGTCAGCAACAGCTATTGCGTCAGTCGCAGAGGCAGCAGGTCAGCTGGGCATCAAAAATGAGAGCCTATTGCAATTTACGAAAACAATGGTAATGCTCGGTGATGCGACAAACATGACATCGGATGAAGCGGCTACTGCTCTTGCTAGATTTGCCAACATAACTGGCATGAGTCAAGATAACTTTGATAAGCTTGGATCTACCATCGTAGCGCTTGGAAATAATCTTGCTACAACCGAGTCAGAAATTGTGGACATGGCGATGAGAATCGCAGGTGCGGGTCACCAAGTGGGGCTTACTGAAGCTCAAATCATGTCGTTCTCTGGAGCACTATCTTCGGTAGGTATTGAAGCTGAAGCTGGAGGAACAGCTTTTTCTAATTTAATTTCAAAGATGAACCTTGCAACACAAAAGGGCGGCGAACAGTTAGAACAATTCGCTTCCGTTGCAGGCATGAGTGCTGACGAATTTAAAAAAGCATTTGAAGAGGATGCAGCGAGTGCAATCATAAGCTTTATTAAGGGACTCGACAACATAAACAAAAATGGGGGGTCTGCAATTAAGACGCTCGATGATATAGGGCTATCTGATATACGTATGCGCGATGCACTATTAAGAGCATCAGGCGCAAGCGATGTATTTAGTAAAGCACTGTCGATAGGCACAAAAGCCTGGAGCGAAAATACCGCGCTCACACACGAAGCAGAAGAGCGATATAAGACTCTTGAATCAAGGCTAGGAATTTTTAAGAACACCATAACAGACATAGGTATATCACTCTACAAGTCAGTAGATACTCCTTTGGGCGATATTGTGACTTCGGCAACAGACGCGGCAAACGGATTGTCTAAAGCATTTGAGCAGGACGGTATTCAAGGGCTTGCAAAGGCAATAGGAGATGTATTAGCTGATGCGGCAACTGCTGCAGCAAAACACGCCCCTGAACTCATTTCTGCTGGAGCTAAGACCGTTAAGGCTTTTGTAGATGGATTATATGCACATCGAGGCGAAATTGTTTCTGCTGCAGGTGATATGGCAATGGCACTAGCTAGTGGTATTGCCGATATGCTCCCTAAAGGGCTAGGGAACACAATTAAGAATCTCACAGAGGTGACTATTTCTATTGCTAAGCCTCTGCTAAAGATGGCTGATGGGTTGCTTAGAGTTGCCTCCGCTGGATCTAGCCTTGCCCCAATACTTGTAGGGTTAATAGGCGCATTTAAAATACACTCAAAGCTAACGCCTATCATACGACTATATAAAGAGTTTGTCGTAGCACAAAAGGCACTAGGTACAGCGATGGCTGTGTCAATGGTAAGCGAAAAAGGAGCTACTGCTGCGCGAATTGCAAATAATGCTGTTACAACTTTTGCTGCGGCTAAGACAAAAGCGCTAGCAGCCGCAGAAGCTCGTAACGCCATAGCAACAGCAGGAGGAACGACCGCCACGATAGCAAATACTTTGGCCGTACAGGCTCAGGGAATTGCTGCAGGAGTTGCTGCAGTTGCCACGAAGGGGCTCAGCGCAGCGATGTCATTTTTGGGCGGACCTATGGGTTTAATCATAACTGCAGTCGGAGCTCTTGCGGGTGCATTTTTACTGCTATCGAAAAAAGAAGAGAGTGAAGCAGAGAAGTCAAGGAAGGTCATAGAAGAAAAGAAGAAGAAAATCTATGAGCTCCGAGACGCATATAAGGAATCAGTTAAGACCGCTGAGGAGCAACTCGAAAAGGATTTAATCCAAATCAATAATACAAAGAGACTTGCTAAGGAACTTGGAACAATAGTTGATGCTAACGGTAGAGTAAAAGATGGTTACCAGGACCGTGCAAACTTTATTGTTGGTCAGTTAAAGGAAGCAACTGGACTTGAAATACAGATGGTAGATGGAGTTATACAGAAGTATGACGAAATCAAAGGGCAAATTGATAGCTATATAGAGAAAAAGAAAGCTGAAATTATACTTAAGTCGAATGAAGAAGGTTATAAAAAAGCACTAGAGCTACAGCAAAAAGAAGTAGATATGTATGTTCAGCAGAAGAAAGAGCTTGATGAGATTGTTCAAAAGCGAAAAGAAGCTGAAAAGAAAACCAAAGGAGTATATGGACAGGAGTTGGCAGATGCTCAAGATGCGCTCGAACAGCAAAAACAACTTGAGTCAAAAAAACGTAAGGAGATTTCAAAGACAGAAAAATCCCTAAAAGATTCACTAGCAACACGAAAAGCATATGAGAAAATGTATGCAGACTTTGAGGCAGGGAATTACTCTGAAATAACAATGATTGCTGAGGACCACGCTAAAAAAATGTCTGAAATTGAGGGTATGAAAAAGGATGACCTCAAAGCCACAATTAAGGACAAAGAAGATAATTTGGCCTACCTCAAAGAATTGCAAAAGGACTTTAATACGCAAGAAGTTCAGGACGCAATCGCTGCATCTGAACAGGAACTTCAGCTTGCTCGCGATAAGTATAAAAGTATGGAGAGCGAGACGAAGAGTGGTGGAGATAAAGTTGCAAAGGCATCAGGCGATGCTGCCATGAACGCATTTAATGCTGCAGTTAATGCAAGAAATTCATGCGACTGGAGTGGCTTGGGTCAAAGCTTTTGTGATGGCATAATTGCTGGCATAAATGCTGGAGCACAAGCTGTCAAGAACGCAGTAGCAAATGTAGTTGCACAGTCTGAAAAAGCTGGACGTAAAAAAGCGAAAACAAATTCTCCGTCCAAGCTATTTAGGGATGGACTTGGTAAATCGTTCCCTGAGGGTATGGCAGTCGGAGTGAGCAAGAACGCATATCTTCTTGACAGAGCTATCGAGGGAAGTATAGAGCATGCGCTTAGAGCCGGAAGTAAAGTAAGTACTGGCATCGATAGTGCGATAGGCGGTATTGATGTAGATGTCAACTTTGCAAAAATCAATACTGCTATAAGTAATCAAAAGAGCATCATCCCGAAAGCTATCTATGGAACCGCTAATGCAGGAAGTGTACAAGTACCAGGTGCAACAAAAATTGAGCAAACAATAATATTCGAAGATAAAATACAGTCTCCAGCGGACGTGGCGAGAGCTATACGCAAAGAGGCTGTTATTTTAGGTTTAGGAGGACATTAGTGGGCAAGAAATTTGAGCTATTTGAACTAAACGTAATACGGTCAGACGGGTTAAGGCACACGTTAGGAAAAGGAGATTGGGGAGTAGAGTCATTGACAGGGGTCGACTTCCCTGAAATCGAGATTTTTAGTGAACCCAGGGGTTACGGAAACGGTGACATTGTAACGGGCAAACGCAAGAAATCGAGACTAATTACATTCACAGCATCTTTCAGAGCAAGTGATAATAAGTATGAACCGGAACGCAGAAATGTACTCGGGTTTTACAATGCGAATTACACATATCAACTTGAGGTTACATATCTAGGCAATACGCTTTTAGCAAAAGAATGCGAACTAGTAGCTGCCAATTATCCAAGTGCAAATATATATGATAGTCCTGACTTGTCAATTAGTCTTATGTCGCCTTACCCGGACTTATTCGCAGATAACAAAGAAACGACAAGCTTTAGCTCCGTGACACCTATGTGGCACTGGAAGAGAATATATATTGGTGATGAAGGCAAACTCGCATTTGGCGAGATAACAAAGACTGACACAAAGGTAATCAATTACCTCGGAAGCGAACCGGCTCCGATCGTAATCACAATAAAGTCTACTGGCTACGTTCCTGGAATCGATATCGAGATGGGCGACCTTAAGACTAGCGTGAAAACGGTCTTAAATGCCTCTGATGTCCTCGTTATTGATTGCGACAAACGAACGGTCAAAAAGAATGGTAAAGACGTGCCATACAGCGATTTTGACGCACGTGCACTAATGCAAATGGTTCTCGGATATGGTGATAATCAAATCAAAATATCAAAAGACGCCAATACAGCATTTACCGCAGAAGTAAGCTATGTTGGTAGGTATGGAGGTGTGTAAATGATTAAGTGCTTAAACAAATTCGGAGAGGAACTCAAAATGATTGACTTCATTGAGCTTCAATGGAGTCGAAAGTATTTCGAGTGTGGGTCATTCGTACTATATATTGCAGCTAAGGACTATGACCCGAATGTAAAGTACATTCAGTGCGTTGGACGTCCGGAAACTGCGATGGTGCAAAAGGTCGTTTATGAGGAGAAAAGTAACGGTGAGTTTATCACCTTGTCAGGCTTTTTTGTTGACAAAGTGCTCGATTGGAGCGCTTATACGATACCAATTTCGACAAAGACATTTAAGAGTAAGGCAGAAGTTGAAACGCAATTAAAACAATGGTTGCTTGAAACTGTGAGTGACAAGTACGCTCAGCCTGGAGGGGGAACGGTAAACGGTGCAAAGCTAAGCACAGATAGTGACGTACCAAGCGAGCTGTCTATAAGTGCAGAACTTGGTGAAAGTACAGGCTCTGCTATGCGAAAAGCTTTAAAGTCTGCAGGGTACACACTCATTTGTAGACCGATTTTCTCGGCAAAGGAAGAACCAGGTAAACCGCTTTTAGGCATTGAGTTGCACGTTCAAAAGGGCAAGGATTTGCGTGATGACGTGTTTTTCGGTGAGGCTTGGGGGAATATATCCAAGTGCGAATACGCATACGACGAAAGCGGTATATACAGTGGATTTTTAGTGAGTCAGGAAATTCCTGATGACTTTAAGACGTCAAACGAGGTGCATAGCTTTTGGAAGGACGGCAAAAAGGTCAGGGCAATACACGAATACGTTTTTTTTGAAGATAACGTTCCGAGTGGGCTTGGTCATTGCGTACCACTTAAGGTGTTTGACGCAAATATAAGCGGTGTTGAGATTAAGAGCTCTAACGAGTCACTTATAAGGTCAAAGATGCGAGATGCAGCAAAGCTTGAGATGTTAAATAGCTACAAACAAGAAACGATCTCGGTAGATGTATTGCAGCATCGTTTTTATTACCTCAAGGACTACGATTTAGGGGATATTTGTACAATCAATATCGATTCGATACAAAAAGAATTTACCTCGAGGCTCGTTGAGGTTAGAGAGGTTCATTCTAAAAATACAGTAAAAGTTGAGCTTGTTTTCGGAACTCAAAACAGGCAAATTTACAGAAAGGTGGATGTATAGTATGGCAAAGAGTTTTCCGTTCGAATCCAAACGAATAATAGGTAATGAATGGGATAGAGCAATCACAGCCCAGGATGAAAGAGATTTCAACAAGATGTGCTGGGGGAACGGTGTGTTTATTACCCCAATTGATGGGCTTATGGTCACAGCACATGGCGGAATGACCGTCAATGTAAAACCAGGGGGCGCGATCATCGAGGGTGCTGTATTTAAAGAGAGCAATAACAGACAAATCACATTGTCTCCAGCATCGAGCCTTCCTCGTATAGATCGTATTGTTTTAAGATTTGACACTGCAGAGGACAGGCGAGACATTGACATTTACCTCAAAGAGGGTGTCGCAGCAACAAATCCAATCGCCCAGGATCTAATCCGTGAATCGAACTATTATGAGCTAGCAATAGCAGACATAGTCATACCAGCTCGAGCAGCATCTATAGAATCGGTTAATATATCCGATACAAGGATGGACTCAAACCTTTGTGGTTGGGTCGTTCCAGCTGTCGAGTATCGCGGGCTATTTGATAACCTGTGGCTGCAACTAAGAGACAGCTTCGGCACCGTCAAATCAGCATTATCAGGGACGCTTGCCCAGGATATAAAGCTGGAGATTAAGGCAACTGATGAAAAGTATGCAGACCAGATTAGGCGCGTTAGAGACGACATGGGCGACGCAAGCATGTTAAAAACCAGCGCAAGAAATCTCGCAGATGCAATCAATGAGATTTTCAATAAAATCAAGAAAACCAAGGATTTTATTGTGTCAAGGGAAGAAATCACAAAAGACGGTATTTCGTGGACTGTTGTTAAATATGATTCAGGAGATATGCACGCCTGGGGAAATGGACGGGTCATGTTCCCTGGCGGGTATACGGATATCACTCCAACATGGTGGAGAAAGGTTATCTTTGTTAATCTACCTGTGACGTTTAATAAACTGACGTCTGTAATAGCGCAAGGCTCACACAACGGTGGCATACTTGCAACAAATGATTTCGGGGAAACGTCTAACGCAAGCAAGTTTGAGTTACATTCGTATAGCCTCCGAAACATGAGCACGCAGGAGTTTTGGTACGCACACTTTGAAGTTCGCGGTCGCTGGAAATAGAGGTGCATATGGAAAGGGCAATAATAATCGCAGTATTTGCATCAACGGGACTATGGAGCTTTATCAGTATGCTAGTGCAGAGATACATGGAGCGTAAGAGCGACTATGCTCTAATGATGAGAGGACTTGGGCACGATAGAATCTGTAGTCTGGGAGAATTTTACATCATGCGCGGATACATCACGCGCGATGAATACGAAAACTTAGTAGACTACTTATATATCCCTTACAAAGGATTGAATGGAAATGGGACGGCCGAGAAAATCATTAACGAAGTTAAAAAGCTCCCACTTAAAGAAAGCAAAATATAAAAATCGTCAAATGGGCAGCGAAATGCTGCCTTTTTTATTTCAAGGAGGTAAAAATATGAAAAACAGAGATTGGAAAGATTGGACAGTGAAAGCAGGAACACGAGCAGTTAAGACAGTCGCACAGACCGCAATTGCAACTATAGGCACAACAGCACTACTCACAGACGTTAATTGGACTGTTGTTGTATCTGCTTCGGCGCTAGCAGGACTACTATCACTGCTAACAAGCATCGCAGGATTGCCTGAACTCGATACAGAAGTTAAAAACTTCAATGACTTGGAGGGTTAATATGTTGCACGGAATTGATATTTCAGGATGGCAGGAAGGAATACAGCTAGCAAATGTACCAGCTGATTTTGTAATCATAAAAGGAACAGGCGGTGCAGGATATGTATCGGCAGAATGTGACGGCTTCGTACAGCAAGCAAAGGCTGCAGGAAAACTAATCGGAGTATACCACTTTGCGAGAGAGGTTGGTTTTGGCGGAACTCCTGAAGAGGAAGCACAGTGGTTTGTTGATAACTGCGGTGCCTATTTTGACGGTACGGTTATTCCCGTGCTAGACTTTGAGCAGGATGTATATTTGGGCGCAGAATGGGCAAAAGCTTGGCTTGATGAAGTATATAGGCTTATTGGTGTAAAACCGCTGTTTTACAGTTATTTAAGCTTTATTGAGAGCCACGATTGTAGCACTATTGCTAACGCAGACTATGGGTTGTGGATAGCCCAGTACGACCACAATAATGCAACAGGATATCTCGAAAAAGCCGCACCATATGTGCCATATTGGAGCGTTGTTGCAATGTATCAATATACATCTCATGGATATCTGAGTGGGTACAGCAAAAGACTTGACCTTGATGTCTTTTATGGCGATGCAGATACATGGTATGCATATGCGAGGAAGCAGGGCGAAAAAGTGACGCAAGTTATTACACCAAAACCTAAGCAAGTCGATATTGGTGCAGAGGTCATCAAATACGCAGGTGATGACAGATATGCAACATCCGATATAATAGACAAGGAGTTTGCAAAAGCAAATAAGGTGATTGTTTCAGGTAAAAACTTCCCTGACGGAATAAGCGCAGCATTTCTCGCAAAAGCAAATAAGGCAAACATAGTGCTAGATCATCCTGAGTTATCTTACGGGTTCGAAACATATATTGTCGGGGGCGATATAGTAAACAGGGGCGGAGCAAAAGTAATAAAGGGAGATACTAGATACGATACAAATCTAGAAGTTTTGAAAGAATGCTTTTCAAAGACAAAATCAATCGTTGTTACTAATGGCAGCGATTGGGCTGATGGCGTATCCACACTTACAACAAACGTTCCAGTACTTATAGTTTCCGAGTTCGTAAAAGCAAATCAAATCGTAGAACTAAAAAAACACAATGATTTACACTTTATCATTATGGGCGATACAGGTGTTGTTAATACTACTGTAGAAAAGCAGCTTGCTGAGATTGGCAGCATCGAAAGGGTCAAAGGAGCAGATAGATTTGAAACGTCGAGAAAAATTGCAGAGCGTTTTTTTCCGACAGCTGAAGAAACTATTGTAGTTGCTTCATGGGCCGACGCAATCGTGTCAAGCAACATAGGTGAAATGCCTATACTACTCATTGGAGAAAATAATACAGCTGAAGCAAGGGCATATATTACATCTCATGGAGTGAAGAGAGCATATGCTGTTGGGCTTGCTTGTGAGCTTGTTGTATAGTGGTTAAATCAAGAGGGCGTTTGCCCTCTTTTTTTATTGTCATAAATGAGGAATCCGTACACGATTTGTACACGTTTTTTGTAAATGTTGTATGTTCAAATATAAAGAAGTGAATATAAAAACGTTGTAAAATGAGCGTTTGTGAATGCAAACGAAAATAAGAAAAGCTACAAAATCACTCTCGCCATCTCCACCAAAACAAGTTGCCCCGCGACTGGATTAACCAGAGTGGTTAGGCAGCTTTTTCGCTAGGGATGCCTGCGATTGATGAAACTTGTTGAAATCAGAGCAGCTGCAGCCCGAACGTGAATTTTGAACAAAGAAAGTAATACGAATATAAAAAGAAGAAAGGAAAAATATGAAAATTAAAGTGACAAAAAGACCGACAACTACAAAAGAAAAAGTTATTGGAGGAGTAGGGTGGATAGCAGTGATTGGGTGCATTGCTTATCTAATTATGAAATAGAACTGTATGTGTCGAATGAAAGTATATCGGATATACTGAACTCGCACCCCCACACAAGGAGCAAACT